TGTTGTTTTCCTGTGAGGCTTTATGACCGACTATACAATTAGTGATGCGACGCTGAAAATTCTGAAAAACTTCTCCGTTATCTCGTCGAGTGTTCTTCTGCGCAAGGGCGCCACGCAGCGCACCGTTTCGCCCTCCAAGAGCATTATGGCGATTGCGGAGTTTGAGACACCTTGGCCGCTGGAGACGCCCATCTATCAGTTGCCAGAACTGCTGAGTAATCTTTCGAGCTACGATGAGCCGAAGCTGACGTTTGAATCTAAACAGTTTGTGCTTCGTGGCAAGGACACGCCGTCGCATGTGCAGTATCCGTATTCAGATGCGTCTGTGATTATGGTGACGCCGGAGAAGAACTTTGACCTGTCGAATCCGGTCGCCGTCTTTACCCTGCCGGCGAAAGCCGTCGCAGAGATCAAGAAGTTCTCGCAGGTCAATAATCTGCCGACGGTGACCATCGAACTGAATGGCGGGCCCGAGTCGTCCATCGTGGTCAAGCCGATGGATGAGAAGAACCCCGCGACACGATCGTATTCTTATCCCGTGTCGGCGGATCCGAAGCGCGTTGATCGGCTGATGGATGGCGTGCAGCAGACATCCAAGCTCAAGCGTGAGCATTTTGATATGCTATTGGAGGGTGAGTATTCGGTGACTGTTGGTGCCACGTGGGGGTATGTCTACTTCAAGCATCAGTCGATGCCTGTATCGTATTTCATTGTGCTGAAGTCGTAGGTTCGGTATGCAACCGCGTGAGTTTTTCGTCTGGGTGGAGCGATACCGCCCGCAGACGTTGGCCGATTGTATTTTGCCCTCGTCCGTGCGCCATTCGCTTCAGGGTATTCTAGACAATCAGGATACGCCGAATCTGCTGCTCTGTGGGAAAGCGGGCACGGGTAAGACCACCGTCGCCCGTTGTCTTGCAGCCGACTTGCAGATGGATGTGTTGATGATCAATGCGTCCGACGAGAATGGCATCGATGTGCTGCGGTCCAAGTTGAAAGATTTTGCGTCCACGATGTCCTTCGAGGGCAAACGCAAGATGATTATTCTGGATGAGGCGGACTATCTACATCCCACCTCGACGCAGCCGGCGCTTCGTGCGTTCATGGAAGAATTCAGTGCGACGACCTGTTTCGTGCTGACATGTAACCATCCGAATCGCATCATTGCTCCATTGCATTCGCGGTGTAGTGTGGTCGACTTCAGTGTGCCCAAAGCGGACCGGCCGTCCGTAATGACACAGTTTGCCAAACGCGCCTTCCAGATTCTCGATCTGGAAGGCATCACCTACGACAAGCAGTTGGTGATGGAAGTACTGCGTGTGCACTTTCCTGATTTCCGTCGCACGTTGAATGAGATGCAGCGGTTCAGCGGCGGAAAAGAACTGTCCAGAGAGATTCTGTCGCAGTTGTCGGACAAGGATGTGGCGGAACTCTTTACGACGTTGGCCGCCCGAGACTTCAATCGGTTGCGAAAGTGGATATCGCAGCACGACGATATGAATGAAAGTGTATTCTATCGAATGCTGTCCGACCAGTTGCCTGCGCGACTGGATCCGGCGCACATTCCCGAAGGCATCATTATGTTGGCCGATTACAGTTATCGCGTCTCATTTGCAGCGGACAAGTCGCTGAACATGCTGGCGTGTCTGACTGAGATTATGGGTGGATTGCAGGTTAAGGCGTGACGCCCCATACGGCGCCGGAGAAGTCCAAGAAGGTCTTTGAGTATCTCAAGGCGGTGTCGCTGACGAAGCAGGTCGATCACCTGAATGATGTGGACTTTGAGCAGCACTATATTCCGTGGCTTATCAATCGTGGGCTCTCGTATCATGAGGATGCTGTATTGTCAGCAAACATGATGAACGAGCGCCCGTGGCTGTCATTGGCGCTACAATATCGCTTTCTGCTAAATACCTTACGAGCACGATCACGATGGAGCAAGTGGCTCAAGCACACTGTGTCTGAAGATGTTCTTTCGATGGCGGAATACTATGGTTGCAGCGTTCGGCATGCCAAGTCCCTCATTGACCTTCATACACCAGACCAATTGGTTTATGTGCGCGCCCGCCTTTACAAGGGAGGGAGCGTGCCACTGAGGAAATAGGCTATGGCTAATGATTACATCATGCCGCCCCACGTTGCACAGATCATTCAGGAGTGCATCGAGATTCGGCTAAAGACACCCGACGATTTTTTGAAAGTGAAAGAAACGCTCACACGAGTGGGTGTGGCCTCACACAAAGACAAAAAACTATTTCAGTCCTGTCATATTCTACACAAGCAGGGGCATTATTATCTGGTGCATTTCAAGGAGTTGTTTCTGCTGGACGGCAAAGCCCAGCAAACCCAATTTGAGGAGATGGATCGCGCCCGACGCAACACGATTGCGAACATGCTGGCCGAATGGGGACTGATTGAACTCGTCGACCCGACACGCAGTGGATCACCAGTCGTGCCGTTTAATCAGGTGACCATTCTTCCGTTTCGAGACAAAGGTGATTGGACCTTGATTGCGAAGTATGAGATTGGCAAGAAACGAACATAATGAATCGGACACACAAGGAATAACAAGGAGTACATTATGGAACCAGTTACGGGATATATCATCACAGTTGCTTCGTTCGCCCTTGGTCTAGTCGTCGGTATCACTCTGACGAACTATCGTGCCAAGCTCGAACGACAGTTTCAGGACATCCAGACCACGATTGATGGGCGTCTAGAGGAGTTGGACAGACGAATTGATAGGCTCGTAGAGGATTTGGACAGACGAATTGATAGGCACGTAGAGGATTTGGACAGACGAATTGATACGGTGTCGGAGAACATCGCGAAACCGCACAAGAATAAACCCAGTTGAAATGCCTATTCTAACGATGCTCGGATTTTTGATTCTCATGGGAACCATTGTTGTCGCGCCGGCCGCGGCGGGAATATGGTTCTATACATATTACCGCCGGCGGAACGCTACAGTGAGTGTGACTGATGATACATTGGAGGAAATCACCGATGCGGCTGATGCGTCAATCAAACCGCCTGTAAAAAGAAAGACTACTCGAAAGGAAACGCCATGACCGTTGTTCTCATTCTCGTTGTTCTCGGCATTGGATACTATGGCTATCGGAAAGTGCGTAGCGGCGCCTCGTGGGCACAACTGGTCGCTGGCGCATATGGCGTCGGTCGCGAACTCTTTACCTTCAAGAAAGGCTAATCATGAGTGATGTGATTTTCTCGCCCGAACATGCGTCGGAACAGTTGCGTATCGTGCATCTGACTTCTGGCGAAGATATCGTAGGGCGAGTGGTATATGATGAGGCGCGCTCGGGTTATATGGTCTACAATCCTGTAACACCACAGGTGGATGTCGACACGAAGATGGGCACAATGCGGCTCGGGTTGCTGCCCATTCGACCCTACTATGGCGCAGACAAGGTCAAAGAGGTCTTTGTGTCCTCACTGCATGCCATGTATGTGTCCAATCTGTCGGAGCAGATGGAGGAGGCGTATCGGCAGTATCACTCACGCATCGTCCTACCAAAGCTCGATTCACTCTCTTCGCTGTTGTCGTAATTCGTTCTGGGTTCAGAGGTCGCCACGCACGTGGCGACCTTTTTTATTGTGTTCTCGTGTGGTATACTTACCCTATGCGACATTCGTTGATGAAGCCGGCGCTCCGCTCACAGCTTACGCCTGACCTGCAATACACCAATTGCACCACTATCGGGCAGAATGTCCGCATCCGTGCTCGCGGCGTCGATGGGCGGGCCTACCACATCAAGACGCCCTATCGCCCGACGTATTATCTTCCGGTCGACACACACACCGGCGAGACCTCGTTTGATGGTCGCCCCTTACTGCCGCAGCAGTGTGAGTCTATACGCGAGGGCCGTGAGTTTCTGTCTGAACACCCCGACGCGTTTGGCAATATCCAGTGCGAGTATATGGTGTTGTCCGATGTCTACGGTGGCACAGATATCGTGCCGGATATGGACCGACTGTATATCTGGAATATCGACATCGAAGTCGATTCCGAAGTTGATTTCGCGCCCGTCGAGGACCCACACAATGCCGTGACCGCGATCACCGTGATGTGGCGGCATATGGGGCAGCGTGGGACTGTTGTCTACGGGCTGAAACCGTATGCGGCGGCCGCCGACGTGACGTATGTGTGCTACGAGACAGAGAAGAAACTGCTCGCCGCATTTCTGATCGATTGGTGTGGCGACAATGACTATCCCGATATCATTACGGGATGGAACGTTCAGTTCTTCGACATTCCGTATTTGGTCAATCGTGTGCGTCGAGTGCTGGGCGCCACCGACGCGAATCGATTCTCGCCGTATCGACAACTCTCGGATCGTCGTGTGACTTTTCACGGGCGTGATCAGAGTGCGGTGGATATTCGTGGTGTTGCGATTCTGGACTACTTTGAACTGTATCGCAAGTTCACCTACTCACAACAGGAATCGTATCGGCTCGATCATATCGCACACGTCGAACTTGGCAAACGCAAACTCTCCTACACGGAGTACTCGTCGCTCTCGGCCTTGTATGTAGAGAACTATCAGAAATTCGTTGAGTACAACATTCAGGATGTTCAGTTAGTGGAATCGCTGGATGACAAGATGAAACTCCTCGAACTGGTGTGCGCGTTGGCGTATAGCGCCAAAGCCAACTACGTCGATACGTTTCGACAGGTTCGGCTGTGGGATGTGATGATCTATCACCATCTCCGCACACAGCATCAACAGATTCCTCCGAAGAAGTCTGAAGTCAAGGATACGCAGTATGCCGGCGCGTATGTGAAAGATCCACAAGTCGGGCAGCATCCGTGGGTCTGTTCGTTTGACGTGGCGTCGATGTATCCACATATCATTCGTGAATGGAATCTCTCGCCGGAGACCCTGGTCGGCAGTCGTGTCACCACGCTGACTGTCGATGCGCTACTCGACCGCACCGACGTGAAAGACTATCTCTCCGATGGTGACAACGTACCAGAGGGTTATGCGTTGTCCGCAAACGGTGTCTTGACGCAGCGCGACAAAGAAGGCTTTCTTCCGGCGATGCTCAAGGCGTTATACGACGAGCGTATTCGTTTCAAGAATTTAGCGACAGCGAGCAAGAAACAGCGAGAGGCGCTGACGAAGGATGATCCGCAGTATGCGGTGCTGACGCGGCAGATTGCGGCATACCACAATCAGCAGTTGGTGCGAAAAGTCGGGCTCAACAGTGCCTATGGTGCGCTCGGCAGTAACTACTTTCGTTACTACGACACTCATATGGCCGAAGCTGTCACACTCACTGGGCAGTTTGTGATTCGTGATATTGCCAAGGCCGTGAATGTGTATCTGAACACAATGTTCAAGACAAACGAAGATTACATCGTCGCCTCGGATACAGATTCCATCTACGTGCGGCTCGGGTGTGTTGTGGATAAATACTTAGAGCACAAACCTACGGCAAATATCACTGAGTGTGTGATGTTGCTGGATCGGTTTTGTGCGGAACGTATCGAGCCGGTGTTGTCGGCCGCCTTTGACAATATTGCGCGGTATCTGAATGTCGCCGTGCCCTGTTTATCGATGACACGCGAGGTGATTGCCAACAAGGGCGTCTGGACCGCCAAGAAGCGATACATTCTCAATGTGTGCGATAGTGAGGGTGTGCGCTATCGAGAACCCAAACTCAAAATCATGGGCATCGAGGCGGTCAAGAGCAGCACGCCGGCGCTCTGTCGGCACATGATCACAGAAGTGTTGAAGCTGTTCATGAACCAGACGCAGGAAGATGTCTGGGCGTATATCAAGGCACAGCGCGAGGTCTTTGGGTGCGGCAAATTCGAAGATGTCGCGTTTCCGCGGTCGGTGAATGGGCTGAAGAAATATGATACGCATGACCGAAAAGGATGCCCGATTCAGGTGAAGGGGGCGCTGGTCTACAATGATCACATTGGCGCGATGAAGAAGTTTGAGCCGATTCGAGACGGGCAAAAGATTCGCTTTGCGTATCTGCGAGAACCGAATCGGTTTCAATCGAAAGTCTTGGCGGCCCCCGATGGTTGCCCCGCATCTTGGAAGGTCGAGACGATGCTCGATTACGAAACACAGTGGCAGAAATCGTTCATCGAGCCGCTGACGGCGATTCTGGGGTGTGCGGGGTGGAGTGTGGAGAAGGCCGATGTCCTATTCTGATGGGCTGGTGCTCTACATCGATGGCGGCTGTAGCGGCAACGGGCAGCACGACCTGAGCAAGCGTCGCATGGTCTCGGTGGTGACAGATGAAGCCGGGGTGGTGCTGTCGGAAACGCTGACTGCCGGAGGATCGAACAACATCGCGGAGTTGATTGCGGTGCGTGATGCGATTCGCTGGTGCGGCATGAAAGGAATTCATCAAGCTCATGTCATGACGGACAGTCAAAATAATCTGTCGTGGACATTCGGCACAAAAGTTGGCAAAGCCATCAACGACCGTCGTTCGGTGCTGGCAATCAAGGCCGAAATCACCGCAGCGTTTGTGGCGGGATTCGACTTGACGCTGACGTGGGTGCCGCGCGAGAATAATCTGGCGGGACACTATATCGAACGTGTCCACGCTCTTTAGAGGAACCTCATGTTCAAATCCTTTCCGTGGATGCGTCTCTTTCTCTTTGTCATCGGGCTCCTGCTCTCGGGCGTCGCCGCGTTTTATTCGGTGACTGGGCTCGCCTACATCTTTGCGAGTGTGTTCTGGCCGGTGGTGATTATGGGCGCGACACTGGAAGCGGCAAAACTGATCGCTGCGTCATGGGTGTTTCGGTACTGGCGACAGGCCCCCAAACTGCTCATCGGCTATCTGTCGGTAGGCGTGGTGCTGCTGATGCTCATCACGGACATCGGCATC